ATGTTGTTTCCATCGATCTTCTCTGTGGCGTTAAGACTCTCGATCCCGTTCGGGCTGTCCGCGTTCTCGGCTGATTGCTTCGCTGGTTAACAATCAGCATCTATGGGTATGGGGGAGCAGCCAGGATCAGCCTGGCTGTTCCCATGACGTACGTCCTAGGAGAAAGAAATAAAGATGGCAAATACTCGTAAGCCCATGAGTTCTGATAGTGACACGAATCAGGCTCTTGGTTCCTCTACTCGTTCCTTTGAGCCTGAGCAGTTGAACGTTGATACTGCTAGGGCTAAGGAAGCGGAGTACCGAGCTGGAGTTGACATCTCCCTGAAGGAGCTTGCTGCTAAGTTCCAGGCTGATGGCTATGACGTCCATAACGCACTTCAGCTCTGTGGCTATAGCGATGAACAGATCAGCGAAGAAGTGACTTCGATCCCTGATCCTGAGCCGGCTGATGTCCCTGATGAGGGAGAGGTTGGGAAGGTTGACGCGGATCATATGGAGTTCAAGCCTTCTCCTGAGTCCTGAGCTGTAGTCCGATAGAACGCAGTAGGGGATAGGAGCATGGCTCCTCAGCGTCTCTTATCCCCTACTGCTGTAGCCATGGAGGAATAAAGATGGACGAAGATACTGCCATGGCTAGGCTCAGCTCCATGGTGGCTGCTGCTACTGATCCTGTGTTGGATTCAGAAGACTTGATGAAGCTCCTGGATATGTTCCCTGTAGCCGATGTGTTCGGCACTGGTAGTGGGAACACTGTGGCTGTAGCGCTCTACGCTGGAGCTACTGCGTACAATCCAGGAGATACGGTAAGGACTGCGGCTAATAGGTTCTGGAGAGCTGTCACTCCTGGCACTTCAGGAGGAGTCACCTTTCCTGCTGTGATCGGCCCTGCTTCATCTCCTCCCTACCTCTATCGAGATGGAGATATTGTCTGGCAGGATAAGGGCGGACTTTGGGTTCCCTCTTGGAATTTGAACAAAGCTGCTGCTGAAGGTTGGCGTTGGAAGGCAGGCAGGCTTTCTCAGAAGTTCAACTTTGCTTCTGATAACCAGCAGTTCAGTCCTCAGCAGAAGATGGCTAACTGTCTGTCGATGGTTGCTCAGTACGATAAGAAGTCTGGAGGTACGTTCCGCGTGGACGCTACTGCTGACTTCATCAATGCCACTGCGTACCTTCTCCCTGGCAGTGGCTGATGCTGGACTCAGACGAACTCACAGCCATGCGAGTAGTGGCTAACGAATCTTTGCCTGATACTTGCACCATCCAAACCAGGACAGAAGTGGATGATGGAGCTGGAGGCATCGTTCTGTCATGGGCTAATACGTATGTTGAAGTGCCTTGCAGGATGGCTCCTGCTATCGGGTTGTCTGCTGCTAATGAAGACAACATAGGGGCGCGTATCACTGGTGAGAATGTATGGACTCTCACTCTCCAGTTTGATCAGGGTATCTCCCAGACCGATAGAGTTGTATTCGCTAATCGTACGTTTGAAGTGACGTACATCGGCGCTGATCGTACGTGGCAGATACTCAAGAGAGTTAACCTGGTGGAACTCGCATGAGTGACAGCACTTGCATCATGAAGTTCAATCACTTCCCTGATATCAACGAACGTATAGAGCGAGCAGCCGCTGATATGGTTGCCGAGACTGCCAACGCAATAGAGGCAGACGTTAGTGGGACCTGGTCTTATACCAACATTCCTGTACGAGTAGTCAATCGGACTAAGACAGGACAGAAGATTCAAGCCTGGGTTAGTGCTGGCTCTAATAAGCGCTTCTATGCAGCATTCCTGGAGAACGGTACCATTACCGTAGCTCCCAATCCTGCCATGACTCCTGCTGCTGAGAGGCATGGATCTTCCTTCATCTCTAGAGCTAAAGCGCTAGAAAGGTTGATCTTCTAGTGGCTGATGAGTCAACCCGAATCGCTATGTGGATCAAGTCACAGCTAAACGGTAACGCTGTGATAACTGGAGCTGTAGGCATAGGCAATATGTGGGAGCTTCCTATCCCTCAGGGTAGAGGCTTTCCAGCGATCGGCTTTAACCAGCTCTCGTCTATTGATGTCGTGGCTACAGCACACTACCGAATCATGGTGAATGAGCTATGGCTGATTCGCTTGATTGCAGAGCAGTCCTCACACGTTGACTCTCTGGCTATAGTCGACCAGTTAGACACACTGTTCCATAAGGCTAATGGCGTAGCAGACGGAGCAACTATCTTCAGCTCTACTAGAGCCAATACCTATCGGCTCTCTGAAGATAAAGACGGTAAAGAGTATAGGCATACTGGCGCGGTCTACCGCATCTACGCACAGAGGAATTAGCTTCAATGGCTGAACGGACTTCAGTAACTCAGATTCTCCAGCTCGGCCTAGAGACTACTCCTGGCACGGCTGTCCCTGCGAATAAGCTGCTTCCTTCCATCATGCTTACAAGTGGCATCGATGGGAGCTTTGTGGAAGTTCGCACCAATGGGTTTAAGTATTCCACTGATCAGGTGATCGGTAAGGAATGGTCTACCGCGAAGATCAGTGGTATGCCCACGTATGACGAACTCACTTACCTGCTCTCGTCCGCTCTGGTGAAGGTCACTCCTGCGACCTCAGACACCACTGCTCGCACGTGGACCATGACTCCTAGCTCTAGCTCTGAGGATGTGGTTGCTACTTATACGGTGGAGCAAGGCTCAGCAGTCCGAGCTAATAAGTTCCCTTACGGTATTGTCTCTGAGTTCTCCCTTAAGGGCGATCGAGACAAGATCGAACTAGGTGGAGCAATGATCGGACAGCTATTCAACGATGGCATTTCGTTGACTGGTTCTCCCACTGCCGTTGCTCAGGTGCCTGTCTTCCCTAAGGAAGTAGACATCTACTTTGATCCCACCACTGGTGGTCTGGGAACTACGAAGTTCACTAGGGTTCTTGCTTGGGAAATTAATATCCGCAATAGGTTCGCTCCTTTGTGGGTAGTGGATAGCTCTAAGACTTCATGGGCTGCCACCGTGGAGATGCCTATTGACGCAAAGCTGAAGGTCACTATGGAGGCTGATGCTCAGGGCATGGGACTCCTCACTCAGATGAGGAACAGTGCCTTTACTTACTGTCGAGTTAAGGCTACGTCTCCCACTCTGGCTGGTGCGGCTACTGCGTTCTATGGGTTCTCTTGGGACTTCGCTCTCAACGTCGCTGGTACTCCTAAAGAGATTAGCGATAAGGAAGGCGTTTACGCTCTGGATTGGGAATTCGCTATGGTCCACGATGGGACGTGGGGCAAGGCTCAAAGCATGGCACTGGTTAATAAGCTCACTGCGCTGTAGGAAATTTCCTACCAACCTAATCAACTGAGGAACTGAGGAAGATGGTTAAGCTCAGTACGTTTCAAGATCAAACTAGGAAGATCACAGTAGACGTTGGTGGAGAATCTATCAACCTCACTGTTCGTCCCTATGGGCTCTTGCCTGAGCATGAGTTCAGCGATGATCCGCAAGCGCTGCTAGACGCGTTCGTGGCTATGGTCCAGGAGTGGGACGTAACCGATGACGACGGAGTGATGATCCCTATTGAGAAGGAAGTCCTCATCTCTAAGGTGGGATCACTCGTCATCGTTGGCGTAATGATGCAGGCTAGGGATCAGGTCGTAAAGCTGGGGAAATAACAGAGGAAGACCAGACAGCTCTAAGACGATTCCTCGCTGTAGGCATTAAGCCAACAGAGGACTACCAGGTACCCTGGTGGTTTAAAGTGGTACAGGTAGCTAAGTTCTTTGGCTGCCATCCTGAGGATGTCATGTCTGGTTCTTCCTTCTGGATTGAAGCTGCTTCAGCGACAGCAGAGATAGAGCATTACCTGGAAGACCTAAAGAGATAGAGGACTAATGGCTATCACTGCTGCTGAGCTTCTAGTTAAGGTTGGTTGGGACTCCTCCGATGTTGATAAGGGAACCAATGACGTTAACGACAAAGTTGGTAAGAGTCACGAACTCCTGAAGACTGGTGCTGCTGCTATTGGTGTCGGAGCAGTAGCAGCCGCCGGCTTCACCATCAAGTCAATGTCAACGATGCAGGATGCCATGGTGCCTATCGGCACTCTGGTAGGTACGCAGTCTGATCAGTTCAAGGATCTGTCTGCTGGCATCAGTGACATGGTAAAGAATAGCCCTGACTCTCCAGAGGACCTAGGCAATAGCGCATATACGATCCTCTCCTCTGGCATCACTGATACTGGCGTGGCTCTTAAGGCTTTGCAGGATGCTACCGATCTAGCTGGAGCTGGCCTAGGCGAAACCTCTCAGGCAACAGACCTGATCACTTCTGCAATGAACTCCTTTAAGACTGAAGGTCTGGATTCAGAGAAAGCAGCTAAGACCTTCTTTGGCACTATCGCTTCTGGTAAGACCACCACTGCTGGTCTGGCTCAGGGCTTTGGTGCCATCGCTCCTCTCGCTGCTACAGCAGGAGTGAAGTTCAATGATCTTATGGCAGCCACGGCAGCTCTGACTGCTACTGGTATGCCTGCCTCTCAGGCTTACTCAGGTATCAAGGGTGCGCTTACTGGGATCATCAAGCCCACCAGTGAAGCAGCCGAGATGTCTAAGAAGCTAGGACTAGAATTTAGCCAGCAGCATTTGGCTGCTGTCGGTTTGCCAGGCTTCCTCCAGGAAGTGAAGGAGAAGACTGGTGGGAACGTTGAGACTATGGCTCAGCTCTTTGGCTCAGTCGAAGGACTCAACTCCGTACTGGCTTTGACTGGTGGTCAGTCTGAAGCGTTCGCGAGCAACCTCACCAACATTGCTGTCGCTGGTGAGAATATGGCTGCAAGAGCACAGGAGTCTGATGAGACGTTCAGTGCTCGCTTCCAAACCATGAAGAACAAAGTCATGATTGCTTCTGCCGAGATGGGCAATAGAGGCATGGGCTTTATCATGGAGATGTGGTCTAAGCACGGCGATCAAATCATGGGGATTCTGAATAGCGTAAAGACTGCTTTCTCGAATCTCTTTGATGCCTTTAAGACTGGTCAGACGCAGGACGAAGTTGCTACTCCATTCGAGCGTATCGGCTTTGTGCTTAGGGATATCGTCGGATGGGTTCAGCAGAATTGGCCTACGTTCCAGAGCATCATTGGTCAGGGCTTTGCTTTGATTCAGCAAGCCGTACAAGCTGTGATGCCTGTCCTGGTTCAAGAGCTAGGTACCTTCAAAGAAGCGGCTACCGCAATCGTTGGCTTCTTCCAAGAGCACTGGCCTACCATCTCTAAGATCATCACTGAAGTAGCTAATACAGTGATGCCTATTATTGAGTTGGTCTTTACCTTCTGGAAAGCAGAGGTAGAGATATTCTCACAGATATGGGATATGTTCGGAGAGCACATCCTCTCTGTGTTGGGCTGGGTATTCGAGCATCTAGCGCCTATCGTTATCGGCGCACTGGAGATTATCCAGGGAGTCATTAAGACCTTTACTGCTTTGCTTAAAGGCGACTGGTCTGGAGCTTGGGAAGCTATTAAGCAAATCTTCCAGGGAGCTTGGGACATCATCAAGGGAGTGGTAACCCTCGCCTGGGATGGCCTAGGTGCGATCCTTAAGGGAGCGCTGTGGCTAGCGAGGCAAGCTGTCTCTGAAGGATGGGACCTGATTACAGGAATGCTCTCTGGTGCAGTCAATGGCGTTAAGGGAATGTTCGTCGGAATGTTCGATGGCATATGGGATGCATTCCGCTGGGCAATCAATCAGGTAATTAGGGGATGGAACGGACTTCATTTCGGAGTGCCTGGCTTCTCTGCTTTCGGGCATGAGGTAGGAGGCTTTGATATCGGAGTCCCCAGACTGAACCAGCTTGCTGAGGGAACTCCTTTCGTCCAGCAGGGAGGCTTCTTCACTGTTGGTGAGAAGGGTAAGGAAACTGCTTTCCTTCCACGTGGTTCGGCGGTAGCTCCCAACGGCGCAGGCTTTGGCAATGCCACTACTCTGATCAACGTCAATATGCCTCCTGGTTCTGATGGAGATGATGTGGTGTCAAAGCTGCGTCAATGGCAAAGAACTCATGGAGCTATCCCTATCAGTGTGTCGGGTTAACTGAGGAGTAACTATGGCGTTCGTTAAGCCAGTGGTAGAGGTTGCCTTTACTACCAATCCTGGCACGGTCCCTGGTGGTGGAGCTTGGACCGATATCAGTCAATGGTGCATGAACTCCATGGAGTGGGTACAGGGTAGAGACGTAGAGCTGGACTCAGCATCTACGGCTACCCTTACCCTGGTTCTCGATAACAGAGACAGAAGGTTTGATCCTAAGCACAGTGCTGGTCCCTACTTTGGAAACCTGAAAGCTCGCAGGCGAATCAGAGTGACCATCTCTGGAACCCTGATGTTCACTGGCTTTATCGATGGGTGGCCGCAGGCATATAGTGACTTCTCTCGCACTTCCACTGTGACCATCAGAGCTAACGATCCAATGTCCTTCCTCGCTACGGCGAAGATCACTGGTACTCCCTATGAGCTACAGGTTGGACTAGACGCGCCTATCTCCTGGTACCCACTAGATGAAGTGGACAGCCTGCAAGCCAGGAACATCATGGACGTTAAGCGAGCTGGGCAGTATGCGAACGAGGGAGTAAAGCTGAATCAGCCTGCTGGTGGTATATGGGAGAATGCTCCTCTGTTCACCAATGCTGGTAGACCTGGTGGCACCGCTGCTAGTCCTCAGCCTGCTGAGAGTAAAGGCTTTGGTGTGGCTCTAGGTGATCCGCTCCTAGGCGCTGGGTTCGCAGGTAATAGCACTGTTGAATACTGGGAGAAGATTTATCCTGCTGGTATCGCAGGCTATGGACAGAGAGACTACGGAGTGGCTGTCCATCTCTGCTCCACCACTGGCAATACAACCAAGCTCGCGTACATCGATAATAGCGTTGTCTCTAATAGGTCTACGTTCGGCACCACTGGTGGTAGAGCTATCGACGATGGCTCATGGCATCATGTAGTTATGACGTACGACGGTAGTCAACGTCTGTTCTATGTAGATGGATCATTGGACGCTACCGTTGGTGGCGCTACTCCACTGTTCGGTACCAACACTGGCTTTATCGGTCACTACTGGGGAAGCATCTCTACTAATACATTCTTCTGGAATGTAGTAGATGTTCTGATGCAGCCCATCCACCTTAGGCATATCGCCTATTATAACTACGCTCTGTCTCCTGCTCAGGTTGCCGATCACTACAACGCTGCTCTGGGTTTCCCTGAGGACTACGCAGGTTCAAGAGTGGCAAGGATTCTCGACTACGCAGGATGGCCCAACACAGAGCGAGTGCTAGATGCTGGAGCGAGCAGGCTCCAGGCTCAGCGCGACCCGTTCAGTGGCTACGCTCTTGGCTACATTCAGGAGGTAGTCAAGGCCGAACGAGGGAACTTCTACTCTCAGCCTGATGGCAAGCTCAGGTTTAGGTCTAGGCACTATGAGTTCCTGGACACTGGGGCTAAGACCAGTCAGGCTACGTTTGGTGATGACTCAACAGACCTTAGGTACAAAGACATCCAGCCTGCTGATGATCAGCTCTTTGTGATCAATGATGTGGTATCGCAGGTTAAGGGAGGCCGGACCTTCTCTAAGGTTAATCAGGCTTCCATTGATACCTACTTCAGAAGGTCACTTGAACTCACTGGTTTGCTGAACCTGAGTGACGCTGAGGCAGAAGTAATGTGCCAATGGATTACTGCTAGGTACAACGATCCAGGAGCACGCATCTCCTCTCTGGTCTTAGATGCTCGCTTTGACGCTAACGTTCAAGCTCAGGCAATAGCTCGGAAGCTTGGAGACAAGATCACAGTAAAGTTTAAGCAGATGGCTACAGGTTCACAGATCACCTATGTGCAATTGATCGAACAGATCAAGCACGCGTATGACTGGTCAGAGCTTACGTGGACCGTAGACCTAAGCCTCTCTCCTGCCGACACAGCTACACCATTCGTGATCGGTACTGATCTAGTTGGTAGTGGCTCGAAAGTGATGGTCTTCTAGTGTCCCTGACTACTCCTAAGACATGGGCTACCAACGATCTACTTACAGCAACAGACCTGAATACCTACGTCCGAGATAACACAGCATGGCTAGCTACAGACAAACCGAGCTGTAGAGCTAAGAGGACTTCTAACCAATCCATTGCTACGTCTACCTTCACTGCTGTTGCTTTCGATGCTGAGGATTGGGACACAGCAACGATGCACAGTACGGTTACCAATACCAGTAGATTGACTGTTCCCACTGGTGGTGGAGGTAAGTACGTCATTGGTGGATACGTCTACTGGACAGCTAACGCTACTGGTAGGCGAGTGATGAGGCTCTTTAAGAATGGAGCCACCATCCTAATTGATACAGAGATGATGAAGGAAGGTGGAGGAGTTAGCTCGCAGAGTTTCCACTTTGTAGATAACGCTGTGGCTGCTGACTACTGGGAGCTTCAGGCTTTCCAGACCAGTGGAGGCAACCTCAACGTTGAAGCTGTCTCCATTCCTGCCTACTTCTGGGCCTATTGGTATAGTACCTGAGGAGAGCTTATGACACTGAGCGCACTAGCGACGGTATGGATTCCGTCTCAGAACTACCATGCTGGAAGACTCCGAGCCATCAGAGGTATCTGTCTTCACAGTACGCAAAGTCCCTGTGAGGTTGGACGCGCAGTCTCGACACTCCGCACTCTGGCTCCTGCCTCCATTCAGGCATCTACGCACTATGCATGCGATCCTGAGATTATTGGTGCAGGAGTAGAGGAGCAGGACACAGCTTGGGCTGCACCATCCTTCAATGCCGATGGTATCCAAATCGAACAGTGTGGCTTTGCTGAGTTCGGTAGTGGAGCCATCCCACTGGGAGTTAGTTCTTATCTCGATACATGGCATGACTACTATGGTGGAGCCTGGCCGGACTGGCACGATGCTGCACCGTGGAAGATGATCACTACGCGAGTGGTGCCATTAGCGGCGGACATCTGCCGTAGGAACAACATCCCTGCTATGGCTCTTACTCCCTCTCGTCTGGCTGATCCCTCAGCGCGGGGCATCACTCAGCATGTCTGGTGTTCCACTGCGTTTGGTGGTACCCACTGGGACTGCGGTCCCAACTATCCCATTGATGAAGTAATCACTCTGGTTACTGCACAGCTTCTAGGCATCCCTACAACTCCAGGAACTGAGGACGAACCAATGAAGTTGGTTTATAGCGATAACGGTGCGATCTACTTTGTAGGCGGAAACAGCAAGGCTGAGGTAGTTGGACAGCCTGCCACTCCTGGTGGAGCGGATGCATGGACCAATACTAAGTGGGGTCTAGATCGACTGGTGGAATATGGAGTGGTAGATGAAGTCATCAATCCTCCGAAGGGTTCTGCGAATTCTCCGAAGGGTGGCGTTCCTCAGGGAGCGCTTAATACGATCCCGAACAAGTAAAGCCCTAGTAGCTTTACTGGTCTTCGCTACTGTGTCTATCCATGGCACAGCTCTAGCCAGTGCCTACCCTTACCAGGTTGGTTGGTGGCTGAAGGCTAGTGGTTCAGCTCAGATAGTTGCTGACGCCAATCATATTTGGGCTGAAGGCTATGACCAGTGGGGCAACTATCAGGGACGTTTATTCGATCAGTGGCTAGATGATTATTGTCGGATCAGTGGGATAACCACTGGCGATAATCTGGGTACGCCCATACGTATTCAACTAGCTTCTCCATATGGGTGGGGTACAGGATGTATCCCAGTAGGCAACGGAGTGCCGAATTTCTGGAATCAGTTCTACGGCTGGACCAATGGCTTAGGTTACTACTCTGGGCAGAACTTCTATATGAGCTGCTGCGTAGGAGTATACGAAAGCTATGTCTTCCCTAGGTCTGGCACAAACAGTAGAGGAACAACCCTGGAGCTTTGGTGATGCTTGAAGCGGTACTACTCGCTTTGCTAATAGCTAAGATAGATAGTACCCAAGCAGCCGCTATCGGCTCAGTGATCTTGGCTGCTGCTGCTCTCTTTCGAGCCTTGACTATCGATCCTCGCGCATCTCGCCTAGCTGAACGTAAAGAGAATGCGGACCTACGTTCAGAGGTGGACGAGCTGTATAGAGGAAAGAGAGACGCTGAGGATAGAGAGCGAGCAGCGCTCAGGAGGTTGGATACTCAGGACTTACACATAGCTAGGATCACTGGCGAACTAGATAGGGCCACTGCTCGCATCGAAGAACTCAGCGGACAAGTAAAGCATTGGAGAATGATTGCTGGTGAACTTAGGGGAGGAAGGGATGAGTAGTGATGAGGAGCCCAAGGCAAGTAAAGAACATCACTCATCCAGGAACCAGTTTCGTCCACAGCCCTGGACGCTAGTCCTTCTGTTCATTGCTTTCGTACTCACTACTGGTCTGAGTTTCCAAGCTGTGCGCACTGCACAGACTGGTCAGAACGATGCCAGAGACGAGCTGTCCCTAGCGCGTATCCAGCTAGTGAACGCACAAGAGCAGCAAGAGGCTCTGAATAATAGACTCAACTGTCAAGCGAACCTAACACTAAAAGCAGTTAAAGGTTCTCTAGACAATTCAATAGCTCAGGATGACTTGCTCCTAGCTAGCTCTCAGGGCGGAGATAGAACGTCCATTGTGTCTCTGCTCCAACAGACCAGAGCGCACCTGGAGGACATCTCCAACCAGGTTGCAGCGATCGAGAAAGCCTGCGCCTAGCTGAGCTACAAGCAACGAATGAGGCTCCCTCTGGCTCAGGC